TTATGTTGTGGGCGAGTGTTCATGGGCAAGTGAGGGATTCAGCCCAACCTGGTATCCGCACTTGTGGCGCTGTAAACTCAACCCACTCGTTGACAGTCAAGAGTATAAGGGCATTCTCAACCAAATTGCAGTTGATAACAGTGCTGGACCGCAGGGCACCTCAACAGGCAGCACACCGTTGTCAGATATTATGAGCACTTTCAACAAGTATGTGGGTATAAACGAGGCTATCGTTCAGCAGGCTGAAGCAGAGGTTCCAAAGAGTGGGTATGATGTAAGCAAAATATTCAGCCCATACTCTGACGCTGACGGTAATCTTGCCAAGCACGAATCTACTGCCGACGCAATGATGACGACAGCAGATAGTGGGGTCACTGCTGACGCTGCTATTTTTAGCCCAGTCACAGAGCAGAATCCAAAGGGGTATCTGTCTGGTGACGGGTTGGCGCCAAACGGATTGCCAGTCACGGCAGGAGTGTCGTTCCCGTCTGCGCCAGCACAGGGCGACTACCACTTACGGCTTGACTATCTTCCAAACCGTCTGTTCCGCTACGATGGGCATCGTTGGGTCAAGGTCGAGGACAATGTTCGCACCAACCTTACTCCAGGTGCAGTAGGCAACGATACGCTACGCAATAGTTTTGCCAACAATGCCAATACTATTACGCTGGCCAACGGGCGGGTCATTCCGTCAGCACAGCCGCTATCCACGGCTTTGCGCCCACCAACTGATTACTAAGGATAATATGAGCTTAAACACATTCGCATATTCAGGGCAGATTCGACGCTTTTTATTGCAGTTTATACGCGCTTTCAGTCATTTTCAGGTAGAATTCGGCAAAGATTCTAACGGAAATCAGACGCTTCAGCAAGTGCCAGTAATCTATGGGGATTCTTCTGCTCAGGCTGCCTCCATCATCATGGGCAACAGTGAGAACACTACTCCCACTGTGCCCTGCATTGCCTGCTACATTACAGGGCTCGATTATGATCGTGTCCGAGTTCAAGAACCATACCATGTGAGCAAGCTAAACATCAGGGAACGCACCTATGATCAAGCTACTGGCGAGTGGGGACAATCGCAGGGTGGTGCGTTTACGGTAGAGCGTATGATGCCAGTTCCATATAAGCTCACACTCAAAGTTGACATTTGGACTAGCAATACTACCCAAAAGTTGCAACTGCTTGAGCAGATTTTACCGTTGTTTAACCCTGCGTTAGAAATCCAAAGCACAGACAACTACATTGATTGGACCAGTTTAAGCTCAATATTTTTAGTAAACACTGGCTGGACGTCAAGAACTGTTCCAACTGGCGGGGCTGGGCAGCAGATGGATATATTTACTGTAGGGTTTGAGTTACCAATCTGGTTGTCACTACCTGCCAAGGTCAAGCAACTTGGAGTTATTCAGCGTATTATTTCGTCAGTGTTTGATACCAATGGTGATCTCTCGCCGGATCTTACAGATTTGTCATCAGCAACTCTTATGGCGAGGTTAGTGCTGACACCACTTGAGTATGGGCTCATTTACAATAGTGGTATGCTGCAGTTGACCCGCAAAGTAGACAAGATCATTGACACTGTCGACGGGCCTATTGCGTATCTTACTGAAGCGTTTTCATGGCACCGCCTTGCTGAAATATACGGTAGAGCATTACAAGGTGGCATTAGCACAGTGAGACTTGAACAGCCCAATGGCAGCATTCTGATTGGGACAGTTGCCTACCATCCTACTGATCCGTCAAGGCTTCTGTTCTCGCCTATTCCTGACACTTACCCTGCTAATAATCTCGCTCCAATAAACGCCATTATTGACCCCTACAATATGCCAGTTGATCCAACTTTTATCTCTGCCACTGCGGGTAGTAGATACTTGATCTTGAACGACATTGGGTCACACGATAACTTGGAATCTGCCAAAGCATGGAGAGGTGTCAACAATACTAACTTGGTGGCTAAAAACTGTGACATTATTGAGTTTGACGGAAGTAACTGGTTTGTGGCTTTTACTGCTGCTGACGCTGTCGAGGTTAAATACCTTACTAACTTAAAGACAGGGCTGCAGTTTAAATGGACACCAGAAACACAGGAATGGACCAGATCCATCGAGGGGAAATACGACGGGGGAAGTTGGTCAATAGTGCTGTAACTTCAAAAAAGGGAACAGGTGCGTTGATCTATAGTCGCAAAACTAAACGCTATCTGTTCTTGCTCCGCAATGGGCATAGTTATAGTGGCACTTGGGGGTTGGCTGGCGGTAAGGTTAACCCAAACGAAAGAATCATTGAAGCTCTAAATCGTGAAATTCAAGAGGAGATGTGTGTTGATTTGTCTGGGCAAAAAGCCATCCCTATTGAAACATTTACCAGCAATAACCTCAACTTTGTTTACCATACTTTTTTGATTCCAGTAGAAGAGGAGTTCGTGCCAGAGTTAAACAATGAGCATCGTGGCTACTGCTGGGTATTCCTTGAAGATTACCCAAGACCGCTTCACCCAGGTGTGTGGCAATCTTTCAAGTTCAAAAGTATTATTGACAAGTTAAACACATTGGAAAATGTGCTGTAGCGTTACAATGCTTGAATTTTCTCACGAAGAGTAGCATAGGCCGAATCCCAGTTTTTAGGAGTAGTTTGCCGGATGATAGTTAGATTTCCTCCATACCACGATGACTGTTCCTTGCCCTCTGCCCAAGTGTAATACTCCATAATCGGTACCATTAAGAATACTTTTTTGTCAAGCGCGGCTGCAGCATGAGCCACCGAAGTGCATGATGTAATCACAATATCCAGATTGCTTAAACACGCTATTGTATCGTCGAAAGTTTCTAACTCGTTTTCCAAGTTGATAATATCAGGATATTGAGCAAGAATAGCAGTGTTTTCCTTTTGTATAGAGTATTTTGTAAACTTACTTGGCACTATATCGTATAGTTGCTCAAGGGAGATAGAGCGATGTAAATCCTGCTCATATAGCGGATTACCTGACCAGCGTAAACCAACTTTAACCTCACCAGTTAATCTTTTTGCCCATTTTGTATTATATTTGTCATCTGGTATCAAATATGGCCCGTACCATAGTTCATTCGCATCTAAATCAAGAACTTCTGGCAACGACATTGCCGGCGTCCAGTAATCGTAGTCAGTAATGTTTTTAATGTCAGAGGTAAACTTTGCATAGTTTTGAGTAGTTTCGAATGGCAACTTTGAAAAAACTGAAGCCATACCTTGGCAAGACGCAAACGATGCTTTCATTCCCCTATCGTTTATATGTTTCACAAATCTGGCGTTGATTATCTCATCGCCAATGCCCCCTTCACCCACAATCAAAATATGCTTTCCAGTATTTGTCGTGCCGTCCCATTTTGGAATAGGGTAGTTATGTGTGTCTGCTCCAAATACTCGCAACTGGCGCCCAAGCGATAGATATTTCATACCTAACTTGAACTCGCCATCTTTAAATAAATGTGCTGCCAAGTTAAATCTAACGGCTGATTCTTCGCGTTTGTCGAATTTCCAACTTTCATCATCCAGTTTAAGTAGCAGTTCCTTTGCTTCATCCTTTTGATTACACGCAAATAATGCCGCAGCAAGATCTAACTTTATATCTAATCTTTCTGGGTGTATCCTACATAATATGTCGAAACAGTTGCGAGATTTATATGGTTCATTGGCATTTAGATAGCACTTGCCCAAGTTAAATCTTATAGCATCAGCAGCATCGCCAGTTGATGCTCCCAATGCCATTTCTCCATAATAGATCGCATTATTGTAATCTTTTGCTTTGTAATAGCAATAGCATAATACATCAAATCCAGCGGTATTTTTTGGTAAAATATCAATAAAATCTTGTACGAATGCGGTTAACCTTTCATGCTTATCAACCCTGGCATACAGGTCTGCTATACGATAAAATGCTTCTAACTCATTCATCTTTTAATACTACCATTGTGAACTCAACATCAACTATCATATTATTTTTCTCTCGTAGCATTGTAGCAAAATCTATTTCTTCCTGTGAACCAGGTTTCATATCTACTAACAGATACTGATATTTTGGATCTATGTTATACTTAAATTTTACAATATCGTAATCAACATTGTAGTTTTGTCCAAGTCTTGACGATGCGTCACCAGTCTCAATACAATATTTGTTGTATGCTTTACTGAATAATTTCATACCCTCAATAGTAATTGGCCGACGGTGAGTAGGATCATTCAAAAAACAATCGTGTCGATGGTGTGGAACCACTATATCAATGAAAGTATTTGGCTTACATACACGATACATTTCTTGTATAAACTTAAAAAACCCCTCACCCAAATGTTCCATGACATGGTGGGCAATGATGCCATCGACAGAGTTATCTGGAAACGGCCACTCGCCAGTAATGTCAAAGTTATAATCTGGGTTACACAATGGATCTAAATCAACATTTAAATACCCATCATATTTTCTATAGCCTGCTCCAAGATGTAGCTTCACATATTTCTCCAAATTTCATAATTCGAATACTGTTGAAACAAGTCTGGTGGAATAATCGGCTTACGCTCAATGAACTCTACTTTTTTGCGAGTTGTATGTAGTCCAGCCAGCTGAACTTCATTATCAAATTCATCGTAAGATGCTTCAACATTGTCGAAATCATGTTTAAAATATGGAATGTCAATGAATTTATAAATCTCTTTCATTACCTGCTCTGGTCGTTTAGCAAGTTTGTCATACTCAAGTATGTATATATTTGACCGCTCATTTGAGGTCAATGCTTGCTTTAATCCTTCAAACGCAAAGCCAACCGATCTGCTTGAACTCATCAACGAGTTGGATCGTGTATAGACATTGATATTCTCATCAGGGGAAAACATTGAAGTCGTTGACAACGCATTTTTTCGCACCAATGTTTCAAAACTATCAAGTATCCATTGTACTGATCTCACGCAAACAATCATTTTAAAGTTTGGGTCTAACTCTTTTAGCAATGGAGTAAGTAGTGTATACCCTCTATTTGTGTCAAAAATAATCGGCGCTTCTTTATCTGCATAATAATCTTGAACTATCCCTTGAATAATTTTCTTCCTTGTTTGCTCAGGGCACTGTAGTCTATACCCACCTTGTGCTGAAGATTCTTGTATAATCGCACGCATAAATCTGGCAAGTGGGCCGGAGATTGATGCGTAAAAATCTGGATTTTGATTTAAAATAGTAGAAAGGAGAGTAGAGCCAGATCGTGGGAGACCTGATATGTAAAATAGTTTCTTATCCATTGCTGATGTAATACCTTACTTAGTGTGAAGATATTTAGCGGGCGATGAGTTCTGCGAAAAAATTGTTACTCAAATATTCTCTGGTGTTTCAAGTAATCTAAAATTTTGAACTAACCCCATATCAAATGAATGAAATAGCCAAGGGCGAAACAGTATTCCCTGACCTGGTTTCAACTGATAGTTAACCGTTAAATCCCATTCAAATAAATTATGATAGTTAAAGTTGTACCCTTGCAATGCGTTTTCAACCCCAGATTTGTGCTCGAATAAGTTAAATGTTGATTCCTGTATCGCAACTGCAAATACCCAATCATTGGTTGTCTCAAAAGATTCAAAATGGATCATCAATCTTGGAATTCTAAACTTACCAGAAGTTGGATCAACTGCCAGTTTCATACCAGTAGCAGACGAAAACATATTATTCGCGTCTGGTGGAATCATATTGAAGTTTGGAATTTCTTTACCATACTCGCAATCTTCGTATTGTAGTGTGTACAATACTGATTCGAGTTGTTTTGCCGCGTCTTTGGTGTAGAAACCATCAACCGTTATAGTTTTAATAATAGACATCTATTATTTACCTAACGGTTGATGGTAGTACGAATATTGCTGCTCAAAAATATAAGATTTGAATATTTTTAACTTATATTAAAATTGCGGCAGTGTGATAGATCCCACCCGCTACCTGTGCCCAGTTAGTAAGAGTTCCGACTTGAACTGGGGATAATTTGCTGACCGTAGTTCCGATACCGAGTTGACCGTAGGGGTTGTATCCAACCGCCCAAAGCGTACCATCTGTCTTGACTGCGGCAGTGTGATAGATCCCACCCGCTACCTGTGCCCAGTTAGTAAGAGTTCCGACTTGAACTGGGGATAATTTGCTGACCGTAGTTCCGATACCGAGTTGACCGTAGTTGTTCCGTCCAAACGTCCAAAGTGTACCATCTGTCTTGACTGCGGCAGTGTGATGGACCCCACACGCTATCTGAGACCAGTTAGTAAGAGAGCCGACTTGAACTGGGGATGATTTGCGGACAGTAGTTCCGTCACCGAGTTGACCGTAGAGGTTGTATCCACACGTCCAAAGCGTACCATCTGTCTTAACTGCGGCAGTGTGATAGACCCCACACGCTATCTGAGACCAGTTAGTAAGAGAACCGACTTGAACTGGAGATGATTTGTTGACAGTAGTTCCGTCACCGAGTTCACCGTAGAGGTTGTTCCCAACCGTCCAAAGCGTACCATCTGTCTTGACTGCGGCAGTGTAATAGCCCCCACCCGCTACCTGTGCCCAGTTAGTAAGAGAGCCGACTTGAACTGGGGATGATTTGTTAACCGCAGTTCCGTCACCGAGTTGACCGTAGTTGTTGAGGCCAAACGTCCAAAGTGTACCATCTGTCTTGACTGCGGCAATGTGATAGTACCCACTCGCTACCTGTTTCCAGTTAGTAAGAGAGCCGACTTGAACTGGGGATGATTTGTTAACCGCAGTTCCGTCACCGAGTTGACCGTAGAGGTTGTATCCACACGTCCAAAGTGTACCATCTGTCTTGACTGCGGCAATGTGATAGTACCCACTCGCTACCTGTTTCCAGTTAGTAAGAGAGCCGACTTGAACTGGGGATGATTTGTCGACAATAGTTCCGTCACTGAGTTGACCGTAGAAGTTGCGTCCAAACGTCCAAAGCGTGCCATCTGTCTTGACTGCGGCAGTGTGAGCGTACCCACCCGCTACCTGTGCCCAGTTAGTAAGAGAGCCGACTTGAACTGGGGATGATTTGTCGACAATAGTTCCGTCACCGAGTTCACCGAAGGTGTCGCTTCCAAACGTGTATAGTCCACCTGTTCCTAACACGTTTGCCCAAGTAGCAAACACAGTTTCTAAATCAGTAGGTGTAGCGTTATTTAAAAATTTATAATTTGATGTTGACATAATATTTATTTACTGTTTAGTAGGTCATGCTAATTGCGGCAGTGTGAAAGTACCCACACGCTATCTGTGCCCAGTTAGTAAGAGAGCCGACTTGAACTGGGGATGATTTGTGGGCAGTAGTTCCGTCACCGAGTTGACCGTAGTTGTTGAGGCCAAACGTCCAAAGTGTACCATCTGTCTTGACTGCGGCAGTGTGATGGACCCCACACGCTATCTGAGACCAGTTAGTAAGAGAGCCGACTTGAACTGGGGATGATTTGCTGACCGTAGTTCCGTTACCGAGTTGACCTTGGGCGTTGTATCCAACCGTCCAAAGCGTACCATCTGTCTTGACTGCGGCAGTGTGATAGTGCCCACCCGCTACCTGCGCCCAGTTAGTAAGAGTTCCAACTTGAACTGGGGATGATTTGTGGGCAGTAGTTCCGTTACCGAGTTGACCGTAGTTGTTGAGACCAAACGTCCAAAGCGTACCATCCGTCTTAACTGCGGCAGTGTGATAGTACCCACACGCTATCTTTGCCCAGTTAGTAAGAGAGCCGACTTGAACTGGGGATGATTTGTCGACAGTAGTTCCGTCACCGAGTTCACCGTAGGAGTTGTTCCCAACCGTGTATAGTCCGTATATCCCAAAACGGGCACGTAGATCAATTTCTCTGATAAAGATAGTATCCAGATCTTGTCCGGATGCTTGAAGATTACTTGCCATTTACTTTCCTTCAAGTGTTGCTACTTTGGCGTTCAGTTCTTTAACTGCTTCAACCAAAACAGCGATCATTGCCGAATAGTTAATACCCATTTTACCATCAACATCTGTAATAACTACTTCTGGCACTACTTTTTCAACATCTTGAGCAATCAAGCCAAGTGATGTTTGATTACTGTCAACCAGTTCGTATTTGTATCCAGTAAGAGTCAACACAGTAGACAGCCCGTAACCGAGAGGTCTAATGTTAGTTTTGTATCTACTGTCTGATAGTGAGTTTATAATCGTAGCCGACAATGTTCCAGTGCTTGGATTGAACGTTAACTTTGATGATGCTGCTTTTAGCGATGCCACTGTTCCAGACGTTGCTGTCGCAAAAGTCGGGTAATATGTTGCGTTAGTTGTAGTATCGTCACTCATAGTAACTGTAGTTCCGCCACCACCTGCTTCTAATGAGTCTACGTGCGATTTTAAATACGCAGTTCTGTTTGCCAGATTTTTCAGTGGAGCATTAGCACTTCCGGTTGGACCACCAGTAATGAGCACCCCAGTGTCTAATTGTGTTACACCAGCATCGTATGTTGCTGTTTCTGTTAAATTTGCCATAAATTATTTTCCTTCTTAAAGTATTTAGTCTAAATCTGATTTATAAGTCCGCTTCGAGTATAAAATCTCTAAACGAGATTTGACGCAGGTTTTGTGAAAACTTCCACGATTCTGGCATTGATGCAAACTTTGTTGGCATTACCCTAACAAAATCAACATCTGAATATGTGTCAAAAATGTGCTTCATCGTTATTTCAAAAAAGTCTGGGCTTGTTTTAGCATGACGGGCAGCTTGATAGTTTTCTGACCCAGCATAGCAGTTATAGTTGTATGCTTCAGTATCTTGCCCATCAAATCCAAGTAGAAAGATTTTAGAGTGGCCGTCAAATGCTGCCAAATAAGCAGCAAGCGAACCTGAATTCCAACCCGGATCTTGCGGAATCAAGTAAAACTTACCTGGATGATTTTGAATGTGTGGAGCATCAGCATATACGATATGATTATCACAATATCCACTATTAGCTACTTCAGCAACCATACCGTCGTCATCACCTGTCACTACCAAAAAGTCTGGATTATGATCACGGTACAAAGCGTTACACCCGTAAGTCTGTAACTTCAATGTCCCCAAAATACCACCAAAGTGGTTGAGAACTGCATTTACATCGAACTCTTTTCTTGAAATCCCGTTACCAATAACGCAGGCTTGATTTGAAATCTGATTGTTGATAACCGAGTTACCCAACCATTCTTGCGTCACCTCCCACTGCTTATTGCTCATAACAATGTCAGTAACTACGTTCTCACCTTGATAATCTTTACGGTATAATTTGCTAATCTTCTTCATATTGTTTCCTGTTGGAATAAGGCGATAGTATTGTTATATACTACCACTTTATTTATCCTTACATACGGCCAACCACAACTTCGATAACACCTTCTTCGCCGCTAAAGTTTTCCAAGGACTTGCCAATCACTTGACCGAGTTTTGGATCTGCCTCTGCACGGGCACGGCCATTACCAGCAGCAACCAGCATATCTCCTTTAGATACATTACCAGTTACTTTACACGGTACACGACCTTGTAACGCTACTGCTGCTTTAGTGCCATCAAGAGTGCTGTTCATCAAGTAAGCTGGGTTAGTGGATACTACCCCTGCCAGTTTTCTTGTTCCGTCTGTTGCTAAGGTAACTTCAGCATCACCACCAAACTCTAACACTGTACCAACTTCATATTCTGCGTCAGCAGTATAATTTTCTGCCAAGTCGGCGAATTGTGCTTGCGATGCGGTGGCAGCAATGGTGCCGGCACTAAAGTTACCACTTGCATCACGTAATACGATTGTATTTGCCGTGTTAGCTGAAGTAGCAGTAATGGTTGCTGAGTTTGCTTGACTGGTAATTGTACCAGCAGTCGTAGCAGACCCAACGATGTTCATCGTTTGACCACTTAGGAAAGTAGCCACCGCCGCTGCTGTGCCAGTACGCAAATAGTTGTCACCAACTTTAACCATTACACCAGTTACTCCAGAAACGGCACTGTTGTCTGATGAGTTAAAGTATGTGTTGATAATATGGCCACTTGCGTCAGCTTGGACAATACGGTTCGCAACACCAGCACTAGCACTATTTGTATACGTGTTCAATGCCGCTGAGTTAGTTGCCGTACCAGCAAACGTAGTAGCAGTTATTGTACTTGTATTTGGAGTAATAGTAATAGATGGTGTATAGTACAATGATCCACTTGAAGTCCAGTTGATTGGGTAACTTCCAGTAGCTGCTGACGAAGTTAATACTACCTTATCCGCTGTACCTGTCAGGTTACCAGTAACGTTACCAGTAACGTTACCAGTTAACGGACCACTGAAACTAGTTGCTGTCAATGCACCAGTCAATGTGCCGCCAGTTAGAGGTAAGTCAAGTGATGCGTGGCCAGTAACTGCACCAGTTAAAGGACCGCTAAATGATCCAGCAGTTACGGCACCAGTAACACCCAAAGATGTTAAAGTACCAACCGAAGTGATTGCTGGTTGTGCTGCTGCTGCTACTGTTGCTGCTGAACCAGATACGTTTCCAGTGACATTACCAGTGACATTACCAGTAACATTTCCAGTAACATTTCCAGAAACATCACCAGTTACTGGACCAGTAAATCCAGTTGCTGTTAACGCACCAGTCAGTGTACCACCAGTTAGAGGTAGGTCAAGAGATGCGTGACCAGTGACAGTACCAGTTAGTGGACCGCTAAATGATGTAGCGGATACTTTCTTGTTAAAGTTAAAGCTGTCATCTGCGTTTGCATATAACAGGGTTGCATTGGCACCTGCTACCGTCAATCCAGCACCATTTGCTGCGGCTGCTGTACCTGCACCACTTGCGATAACGATATTAGTATCTGCAGTTGAAACAGTCGTTGAGTTAATAGTTGTAGTTGTACCATTTACTATTAAGTTACCATCAACTACCAAGTTCGTACCAATATTTGCTGCGCCAGATGTAGTCAATGAAGTCAAAGTTCCAACTGAAGTGATAGCTGGTTGTGCTGCTGCTGTTACTGTTGCTGCTGAACCAGATACGTTACCAGTGACATTACCAGTTAAAGGACCGCTAAATGCCCCAGCAGTTACCGCTCCAGTAACACCCAAAGATGTTAAAGTTCCAACTGAAGTGATAGCTGGTTGTGCTGCTGCTGTTACTATTGCTGCTGAACCAGATACGTTACCAATGACATTACCAGTTAAAGGACCACTAAACGATCCAGCAGTTAAGGCCCCAGCTACAGACAATGTTTGCATTGATGCTGATGTTGTTCCTGACACTGTCAAGTTACCTGACACTGTCAAGTTACCCAATGTTGCTGTACTATTTTTAGCTACGAAAGTTGTATTAGCCCAAGGTTTGTCAGCCATCGCAATGGTTGACCCAACTGGTCCAAACTGTAACGATTGATCTGCTTCTGTAAATACTAACTGATAGCTGCCAAGTTGACCGCGAGCAAACTGAATACCCGAAGTACCATTCGTAACGCCCATCCCTGCTTCGCCCGAGTTTAAAATAACCACCGGATCTTGAACATTTAGTTGAGCAGCATTTACAGTGGCTTGGGTGCCTGTAATAGTTACGTTGCCATTTAATACTGAGTTTCCGTTTACAGTAAATGATCCAGTATTAGTAGTAGTACCAGTTAAAGTTAATGCCGGAGCAGTAAGTTCTAAAGCAGTAGTAGACAGTAGTTTTGTCTTTGAACCAGTGCCGTTGGATTGAATAGTTACATCAGCATTGTTACCAGTTGTCTGAAGTGCCATCGGAGCAGCAGATACTAATGACATTGCTCCAGCTGCACCAGATGTTTGCAAGCTCAAAGATTGGCCTGGATCAGTGTGAACGTTAACTACAGTACCAGTTGTACCCAAAATAGGAGTTTCACCTAAATATAAGGTGTTTGTTGATAAACGCAAATCGTTTACCCAAATAGTTTGGAATCGCTGTGTTGAGCTGCCGATGTTACTTACGTTAGTTACGTGAGGCAAAATATCGTTAGTAGTCAATGTTCCAGTTGCATCAAGAGTCGTAAAGTATGCTGGGGCAGGAGTTGTTCCACCAATGGTAGTATTGTTAATTGTACCACCCGTAGTAATAATATTGTTTGTAATAACTTCACCAGTTGGTGACAACACGGTTGCCCCAACTATAAAGTTATTAGTAGTTACAACATTAGCAGTTGTTCTGATTTCACCAGTTGTTCCGTTAATCGTAGTTGCACCAACTGTAATATTACCAGTTGTACCATCAATAATAGTGCTACCTACTTGAATATTTCCTGTTGTTGTCAAGTTACCTGTCGCTGCAGTAATAACAGTAGGGCCTACTTCCAACCCAGTTTTTACTACGAAATTTTCATTTATATTTGCCATCTAAAACTCCTGTTTACTATCTCTTCATATATCTGCCCACTGCTTCAATATGTTTTATTTAGGTACAGGGTGGATAAACCACCCTGTACCTTTATTTACTTACTTCTTACACAGCAATATATGAGCGTAAAACTTTAGCAGTATTGCCTGCTGCAGTACCTGTCGCTTCTAATATTACGTTACCACCACTTATATTAGCTGTAAATGTCGCAAAAGTTGATCCTGTGGAGCTAGTAACACCATAGGTCGTAATGTATGCGTTAATCCCATTGTGGACCACTAATACTTCAGCAACTTGATAGTTTGACCCATTAGTTACTGACACTACATATTTCGCACTGCGATATGTTGCTGCGGCAAAAGTATCTATTGTAGTTGCTGATGTTCCAAAACTCGTGCCAGCTTCTGTTGCTACCAATGGAGCCCCACCAGACAATGTCAAAGTAGTGGTTGCTTCAGCAGTTGTAAACTTGCCAGTTGATGGTGTTACTGCACCAATGGGTGTATTATCTACGGCTGACAAGCTGAAACTTACACCGCTAATAGAACCACCGCTGATTACCACGTTGCTTGCATAGATATTATCTACTACTGCAGTTGGACTACCAATGTCACGGCCTGCACCTACTGGTAACAATGCACCAGTTGCCCCGTCAAACTTCCAAGTATTTGTACTTGAAGTAAGTCCAGTCCAAACTTCTAATGCTGAGTCATCAGGAATGATTTGGTTAAATCCATTTGGACTTGCCAATCCGCTAATAGTTTGCGTTGTAACCAATACACGAACATCAATAACGTCTGTTGTTAATGGAGCCCCACTGAACTGCAAGGTCGTACCCGCAACACTGTATGCTAAACCAGGGATTTGAACCACACCGTTAATACTTACAATAGTGCTGTTTGTAGTGGATGCTGCATTCAACACAAAGTTGGTTGTCGTACCGTCACCAGTAAACTGCTGATCAGTAATCAGTGTAAACACTGTTTCAGTAGATGCCCATTGTGAACCGTTCCAGAACTCAAGTTGATTGAAAGTTGAGTTATAACGTGCCATACCTGCTACTGGAGTAGCTGGGCGTTGACCGCTTGTACCCACTGGCAGTATAATAGAGTCGTTACTGTTGATTTGCAGTTTCGCACCAGCAGTAAATCCACTTGACAACGCTACGTTACCACCAATCATAACTTGATCAGTTGATGCACTTGCAAACAACAAGGAGTCGTCGTTAACGCCTTTAATCACAGTGTTAACTGCTGTCTTGTTGCTGTTGATCGTTGAGCCTTCACCAATATTAACGTTACCAGACACACCAACACCGCCAATCACTACAATCGAACCCGTTGAGGTTGATGTGCTAGCAATGTTAGCATTAGCTGTAAACTGCCCTGTCACTGTGCTAGTTGCTGCTACCAGTGTTGTAAAGTCACCAGTGCTGCCAGAGATTGGAGTGCCTGTAATAGCACCGCCAGTTACTTGAGCATTAGCTGTTACCAAGCTGTTAACAGTAGCAGCACCGCTTGTTGACATTGTTGTGAACGCACCAGTTGATCCAGAGATTGGAGTGCCAGTGATCGTTCCACCTGTCAACGCAACGTTACCCGATACCAAGTTCGTTACTGTGCCAGTTGTTGCTGCCAATGTTGTGAATCCACCTGTGCTGCCAGATATAGGAGTGCCTGTAATAGCACCACCAGACACCTGAGCGTTAGCTGTAGTCATTGTTGTAAAGACACCAGTTGAGCCGCTGATTGGAGTAGAGTTGATGACACCACCCGAAATCTGTGCGTTACCAGTTGCTAATGTAGCAGCGTTTACTAATCCAGCAGTCGTAGTGCCTGACACTGTCAAGTTAGCCAATGTACCAAGACCAGTTACGTTTGGCTGATACGCTGTTTGCAGTGTACCAGTAATGCCAGCGGATGCTGACAGTGTTGTAAAGTCACCAGTGTTACCAGAGATTGGTGTATTTGTAATCGCACCACCTGAAATATGTGCGTTAGCTGTTACCAACGATCCAGTAGTAGTAGCGTTGGTTACGTCAAGCGATGTCAATGTGCCAAGTGATGTTACGTTTGGCTGTGCTGCAGTTTGTAGCGTACCAGTAATACCACCTGTTGCTGACAACGTTGTAAACGCACCAGTGCTTGGAGCAGCATTGCCGATTGGTGTGTTGTTGATGCTTGTGGCCGACAACAAACCTGCGTTCAATGTTGTAAACGCACCAGTAGAAGGTGTTACACTACCGATCGGGGTGCTGTCAACTAAACCACCCGTAATCTGCGCATCAGCCGTGGTCAGTGTGTTAGCGTTAACCACCATGTTGCTGATTGATCCAGCAGTTGTTGGGTTAACTGTTACCGTACCAGTTGCTGGCGACAAGGTTACGCCGTTATTAGCTGTTACTGTGCCGTTAAACACTGTCGCAGCGTTAGCAGTTACCGCACCTTCAAGTGCTACTGTGCTGTTGGCTGTTACTGTGCCGTTGAACACTGCGGCACCGTTCGAAGTCACTGTGCCTGCTGTATTCAAATCTGCTACGTTTGCTGTGCCACTTACTTGCAAGCTGCTTGTAACGGTGTCTGTTGCTGTTAGCGTTGTAAACGTACCGGTCGAAGCGATTGCGTTACCGATTGGCGTGTTGTTGATGCTTGAAGCTGTGAAACTATCTGCAGTTAAGGACGTGAACGAACCAGTTTCTCCAGAGATCGGAGTGTTTGTAATGGTGCCACCAGTTATTGTAACGTTGCCCGATGCCAAGTTTGTTACTGTACCGTTAGTTGCTGCCAAGTTAGCTAACCCAGTTACGTTGCCACCAGTTACTGTAACGTTGCCTGATGCCAAGTTTGTTACTGAACCAGTTGTTGCTGCCAATGTTGTCAAACCAGTTATGTCACCGCCAGTTACTTGAGCGTTAGCTGTAGATACTGTACCAGCAGATGCTGTGCCAGTTACTGCCAAGCTAGTCAAAGTGCCAACGCTTGTTACGTTTGGTTGAGCTGCTGTCTGCAGTGTGCCAGTTAGGTTTGTACCAACCACGTTACCGCGGAATTCTGTCGACACCACTGGCAAGTTCAAGTTCCAAGTCTGTGTGGCCTGTGTGTACAAGATCGTTGCTGCTGCTGGACCGTCAACTGTAATACCAGCACCGTCTGCTGCTGTATCTGTCAACGCACCTTGGGCAATAGTAATGTTTTTGTCAGCTACGTTTAATGTTGACGATGTCAATGTTGTCATGCTACCAACAACTTCCAAGTTGCCAGTTACAACAACATTACCGCCTACGTTCAAGTTTTTAGCAATGCCAACACCACCGTCAACTACCAGAGCGCCGTTAGTAATAGCAGTGCTTTCAGTTGTATCTGTAATGTGTGTCAAACCAGATGCTGACAAGGTCGTAAACGCTGCAGTGCTTGGAGTAGCATTGCCGATTGGTGTGTTGTTGATGCTTGTAGAAGTAAAGCTACCTGCCGTCAAGTTCGTAAAGCTACCAGTGCTGCCAGATATTGGAGTGCCTGTAATAGCACCACCAGTTACTTGAGCGTTGGCCGTTACTAACGATCCTGTTGATGTTTCACCAGTTACGCTAACGTTACCGTTAACTGCCAAACCAGTCAATGTGCCAACGCTTGTTACGTTTGGCTGTGCTACTGTTGTCAGTGTACCACCAACATCGGTTGCGTTCATCGTTGTAAATGTACCTGCTGCTGCAGTTGTGCCACCAATAACCGTGCCGTCAATAGCACCACCAGTTACTTGAGCGTTACCGGTAGTCAACACTGTGAAGCTACCAGTTGAGCCAGAGATTGGAGTGCTTGCAATCGTTCCGCCTGTGATAGCCACAGACGGTGAGGTCATCACTGTAAAGCTACCAGTTGATCCGCTTACTGTAGTGTTTGTAATAGCACCGCCAGACAGTGCAACATTACCCGATGTCAAGTTCGTTACTGTACCGTTAGTTGCTGACAAGTTAGCTAAACCAGTTGCAGATCCGCCAGTTACTTGAACGTTAGCTGTTACCAAGCTGTTAACGTTAGCTTCACTGCTTGTTGCCAATGTAGTAAACGAGCCAGTTGATCCAGAGATTGGTGTAGCTGAAATAGCACCGCCAGTGATCTGTGCGTTGCTTGTCGTCAATGACGATAAGGTTGCTGTGCCGCCAGTTATTGTAACATTGCTTGATGTCAAGTTCGTTACTGTGCCAGTTGTTGCTGACAGTGTTGTCAAACCAGTTACGTCGCCGCCAGTCAATGTAGCATTGCTTGATGTTAAGTTTGTTACTGTTCCAGTTGCTGCTGTTAGGTTAGATAACCCAGTAACTGAGCCGCCAGTTACTTGGGCATTGGCTGTTACCAAACTGTTAACGGTTGCTGTATTGCTTGATGTCAACGTAGTGAAGCTACCAGAGCTGCCAGAGATTGGTGTGCTTGTAATAGCACCGCCGGAAATCTGTGCGTTTCCTGAAGTTAAGTTAGTAACCGTGCCGTCAGTGGCTGACATTGTTGACAGCCCAGTTACACTACCGCTTGTAGCTTGTAGGTTAGACACCGTGGCTGTTGTAAACGAACCAGTTGATCCAGAGATTGGAGTGTTAGCAATCGTGCCACCAGTTAATGTAACATTGCTTGATGCCAAGTTCGTTACTGTACCAGTTGTTGCTGACAATGTCGTTAGTCCAGTTACATCACCGCTTGTGGCTTGCAAGTTAGATGCGGTTACTGATGTCAAAGTTGCTGTGCCGCCAGTCAACGTAACATTGCTCGATGTCAAGTTCGTTACTGCTCCAGTTGTTGCTGACAGTGTTGTTAAACCAGTTACGTCGCCGCCAGTTACTTGAGCGTTAGCTGTTGTCAATGTACCAGTGCTGGTATTACCAGTAATGGATGCACTTGCGCCAGAGATCGCACCAGTTACGGTTGCGGAACCACTAACACCAATGTTTGGAATATTGACATCTTTGTTAAATGTCCAGTCGTCATTTGTACCTGAGTACAACATAGTAGCATTCGCGCCAGCTACTGTCAAGCCAGCACCGTTAGCTGTTGCGGAATCTATTGCCCCAGATGCTAGAGTAATGTTTACGTCTGCTGTGGACAATGTTGTAGAGTTAACAGTAGTGCTGGTTCCTTGAACTATCAAGTTACCACCAATGATTGTATCGCCGCCTACGTTCAAGTTCTTGGCAATACCAACGCCGCCTGCCACTGTCAACGCACCATCCGTAGTAACGGTTGACTGTGTGGTATCAGTAATGCTTGTTAAACCAGTTGCTGACAATGTTGTAAACGCACCAGTTGAAGGTGTAGCATTACCAACTGGAGTGTTGTTAATAGCTACTGCTGTGATGCTATCTGCTGTCAAGTTTGTGAAATCACCAGTTACTGCGCTTACTGTTGTGAAACCGGTTGCTGACCCACCAGTTAATGTAACATTGCTTGATGCCAAGTTCGTTACTGTACCAGTCGTTGCTGACAATGTCGTCAGTCCAGTTACATCACCGCTTGTGGCTTGCAGGTTAGATGCAGTTGCAGTTGTAAATGTCCCTGCTGCTGCTGTCGTACCACCAATAACCGTGTCGTCAATAGTACCACCAGTT